TGGCGAGCGCGTATCGCACCACATCCACGCAGAGCCTTGAGACGGTGACATATTGCTCGAATAGGGTTGCATCTATCTCGAAGGCTTGGTTTGGGAAGTTGAATAATCCCTCCACCATGTCGCCGCCGAACATGATCGTGCAGTCTTTTACTGGGTGGTCTGCTCTTTGTATGTCTGTGATCCGTACTGCGCGTTCTGCGAATTGCATGACTCTTTTGCGCATAATCTTAGAGTTGTAGCTTGTTGTCCGTTTTGCTCCCTGCCAGTCGGTCATGTGCCACAGGGCTACTTCAGGTTTGCCTTTGCGTTTGTCGATCTCTGGCTCTGCTGCCTCTGGGATCGGGCCGTAGGTCAACATGGCATCGTAGGCGGCTTGGTGTGTTGCCTCAACCAGGTCGTCTGTCTTGGTCTTTGCTTTAAGCAGCTGCTTTTGCAATCGCATGATCACATTGCGCAGCTCTCGCACATCTGAGGATTCGATGCCCTCTGGCAGATTGTTTAGGTGATTTTCAAGGCTCATTGAGTGACGATTCTGTGTCCTAGTTTTGTGTAGCCTTCTTTGTCTAGCCAACTATCTTCATGATCGTAGTTAGCGAAGAGTCTGACTGTTTTCAATGCATCCATCATTAGGGCTATCTGGTATGGCGGTATTGGATCTATCTGTAAAAGTGCTCCCCAGATCTTGCCTATCATTTCGAAGTTTTCGAGTGCATCGCCATATTCTTGTTCTCGGCTTTGTAGGATTTTTTCTACTTCGGACATTGACAGTCACCTTTGCGATGCGCTCTCATGCTATCGCTTGATGTCTTGTAGCCCTCTTGTCTTAATGCCTTGACGATCAGGTTCATGGGGATGCCCTTTTCCCATGCTTTATCAAGTGCCTCCTGATCTTTCTTCGGAAGGCTGTTGTAAAGGGATCTATAAGCGCATCCGCTTGATTTGCGTGGTCTGTTCGCTAATTCCTCGAGTTTGTCTGCGAGTGCCATTTCCCACCTCCTTGCATACCCTAACACTCATGTTGAACTTTACATAGGAGAAAGAGGTCAGATTTTAAGTCTGACCCCTTTTGTTTCCCGATGGAGGTTGGGAAGTCTATTCAGCTTTTTTCTTTGGCTTTGCTTTTTTCTTTGTGTCCTTCTTAGCGAGCTTGTCTAGCTCTGCTGTTACCCAATCGGCTACTCGACCAAACGCCGGATCATTCTTGTCGATGCCTCGGATTGCTGGGCCTACGATCGCAGCTGCTGTTGCTAATCCTAGTGCTTTGAGATCAGTTACTCCTGCGAGGTAGAGGCTGACCGCAGTTAGAACAAAGTGTCTTAGTGCGGACTTTAGTGCTTGTACTTGTTGTGCTTTCATCTGTTACTCCCTTGAGAGGTCGTGCGACCGCAATTACATATTTGTAATGGCGTTTTCTTTTATACACTCCATCGCCGTTGGCCTGTGATCCTGCTTTACCGCTACTGGTGTTTCCTTCAATGCAGGTCAGCGTTTTTGTGAGTGGGTTGTTCTTGACAACAATACCGATGTGGTCTGCTGCCGAGTCGTCATCAAATTGGAAGAACGCTAGGTCGCCTGGTTGTGCCAGTCCGATCTGTACGAGCTTCTTCTTCTTTGTAAACCAGTTAAGTCCTAACTGGCATGATGCAAAGCCTTTGGAGTTGGTTGCTGCTATGTATTTTGAATATCCGGCTTTATGAAAAACCCAGGAGACGAACATGGCGCACCAGGGTTGGTAGTTCAGTCCATACCACTTGCCGTATTTTGTATCGTTGTTTGTGCCTTCTTGGAAGCCTAGTTCGCCCTCCGCGATCTCAATGACGCTCATTTTCTCTCCAGCAGTAGTCGGTATATCTCGTCTACGCGTGACTCTAGCTTGTCCACTTTGGCATCAATATCTTTGACTTTGTCTTTGATACTTGATCCACCGTTTGGTTTGAGTTCAGCCAGGTAATACTTAACCAAGTGCCTCACGCCCATCGCGTGTGCTCCGATGAGTGTCGTGATTCCCACCGCGACTCCAACCCATTGTTCAATACTCATAGCGTCAAATAGTAACAGTTACGCAATAATTGCAACGCCGTTGAGAATTATTTTGGATGTTGCATCTAGGACTGTAGGTGAGTTGTGATCCACAATATCCGAGCCACCATTGGATGTTGGCGACCATAGATACATATCGGATGAGCCTTGTGCTAAGAGTCCAAAGATTGTGTAGGTATTGCCGTTGTCTGTTATGTATCCAGGAGCTACAACATCGTGTGCAAATGTTGGGAAGCCTCCAGGCAGCGTAAAGTAGATCTGTCCTGTTCCCCAGTTTGTTACGGTCGTTCCTAGTATCTCTGCGTAGGCGGTTAGCATCTTGCCCACGCGCTCGCCTTCTACGGTTACTGGGTTTCCTGTGTAGGTAATGTTGTTGTTTGTGGTTTTCAGGATTGGATTGACACTTGTAATTGTTGGCGAAAGGTTGTTGTCTGCGATCTCAACCCAGCCTGTTCCGTTCCAGTATTTCAGCAGATCGGCGTTGGTGTCGTAGTACATATCGCCGATTCTTGGGTTGGTCGGTGTGCTCGTTGAGAAATTCACATTTGGGGCTGTGAGTCTCTGAGCAGTCTCTAGTTTGCGCAGTCTTTGATCTAGGTCGCTCATGATCATGCGCAGGTCAAAGGGCTGGTTAATGTATGCCATGTCGCCTCAGTTCGTTGTCATGGTCAGGGTTAGGGTGACTCTCTCTGGGCCATCTTCGCCTGGCTGCACCGATAATCCTACGATCCGGTAGACCGCATCTAGCGTGTTTGGAAATCTTTCGTCTTGGATAATCAGTCGGGCATCGTCTCCGATGTTATATGTGCCGAGCTCTGGGGTTACATAGGCCGGCACTACGATCTTGATCGTGGTTGGTGGGTAGGCCACCGCCAGGACTTGCCCTGTTGCCAGCTCTTGCAGGTAGGTCGAGTCTGTTACATCGCTGTAGTTGGCTTGTTCCTCTAGGAGTGGCCAGCCGTCTGCCAGGAAGTTGGCATCTTGAGCCGATGCAATCAGTTTGCCTTCGTTTGATCCAGCTCCGAGGGCGTAGACCGTGTTGGCCGCGATTGCTCCATCCTCTGGGTATTCGTACTCAACAATGTTTCCGGCTGGGAATTCAAAGACCAGAGCTGCTGGATCGTTGATGTCGTAGACCGTTCCTGTGCGTGGGTAGCCCAGCACCAGGGTCTTTGTTGGCTCGTTGGTCAACGGATCGTAATCGACCGCTATGTTGAAGTCGAAGCCATCTTCTCCTCGGCTTAGATCCTGGAGGGCGTTATAGACCCCTTTTAGCTCGTAGTTGTAGTAGGTGCGCGAGAGCAGGATGCCGCTTGTTTCTGATCCAACAATGACCCCGATGTCGCCGCTTGGGGCTGCCTGGGCTGTGTTAATCAGGGTTCTGGCTATCACGAGCTGATCTATGTTGGCGAAGTCGATTGTGGTTGTGATCCGTCTGCGCTCGAAATAAGACTCGAATTCTCTGGCTGAAATGGACAGGGTCTGGTCTGCGCTGTTGTAGCTGCGCCCCCAGATCACGCCTCCCCAGATGAGATCTCCGTTGCGATCTACATATATAGCTGTGCGCCCTGGGATCGTTGAGGCGTTGACATTAAATTGGGCTGTCGTCATGCCCGAAAGGAGAAGGTGGCCTTGAAGTGTTCCTGCTTGATTGAGCTGCTGGGTGAAGCCGACTCCGGTTAGCGGTAGTTCACCGAGGATCTGGTTGGTTAAGAGGTCGGCAAATAAGTACCGATAGGTGGTAGTCATTACCGACCCCTTCCATAATTAGTTGCCAGCGAGCGCGGCGGCTTCTTCTTCAGTAAGTCCTAACGCGGCTAGTTTAGCGATAGCAGAGGCTTTTGCTTCGGCTTTGGCTTTTTGTTCTGCTTCCCATGCGGCTTTTTCTGCTTGATGTTTAGCCTCTAATTCTTTCAATTCGGCTATTTCTTCATCTGTCATATACTCAAGGATTTCTTCACCCGTTGTAGCATTTACAGTAAGTTTTTTTGGTCTATCTTCCATGATGTTTTCTCCTTTTATGACGCGGCTAATCCGTATAAATCAAATCGTGTAGTAGAAGTCCATGCTACTCCACTAGAACCAAGAAGTGAAATGCTTGATATTGCGGCAGTAGTATTTATGTTTCCTGTTACTACTGTTTCGTTGCCTGTAATAGTGCTAATCATTGGTGCGCCTGACCTGATAATACAATTTTTTTGTCTGCTTGTGTTTGCGTAATCTACTAACTGTATAATTGCTGTGCTATGCGTAGTAGTTGAATTGACAGCCAGCATAGGAAAGTAAATAGCATCATTTCCAGCACTAGCCGAGTATGTGTAAGAAGAATTGTCTGCTTGATTTGTGATGTAAGTATAAATAGAGGCGCTACTTCCATTTACTCTTAAAGCGCAACCAGCCACATCGGCATTGAAGTTAGAAGCGCCGCTTCCAATAATTACCAAATCTTTATAAGTTTGCGGTATAGAATTGAAGGTGAGCGTAACTGCGCCACCTGTTACTGAAGAAATTAAAGTGAATGTTGGCATTATGCTCTTAATACCCCCCAAATAGTCATAGTTGTTCCAGCCTGTAATTCATTTCCCCCCGCTAAAAATAAAGTAATGCTATTCAATGCGTTTGTTGTTTGACATAATCCCACGCCTGTATAGATTGAATTATTATTAGTAGTATTCCCAACGCCACCCACGGTCCACATCGCTTGCCGAGCATTTGCGGAAGCGTTGCCGTCTGAATAATTTTGGAATTCTAATTGCCCTACACACCAGCCTGATGTTGCTTGTACATTTTGTGACAAACCTATACGCCATTCAGTTTGCGCGGCGTATATTGCGCCATAAGCCGAACCCCCTTCGGTTATAAAATTTAATGAACTGTAACCTGTGGTTAGTCCATTCATTCGTAAATAAACAAATCTTGCATCGCCAGTAACGGCACGAAATGTAAAAGTAACAATTAAATCCGTATAACTTGATGGTATTGAACTAATTGTAAGCGTAGTTGCGTTTGCGCCCATTGTTGTTGTTGTGATGTAATCATAAGTCAATGCCATAATGCCCCCTATGAGATTCCGTATAATGAAACATAACCAACTTGCATTAAAGCAGATGAAAAAATAGTAATTGAAGAAACTGCGCCAGTTGTATCTAATTGACCAGCCATTTGGATATTACTGCCATTATCATAAGTGCTATCGTATCCACCACCATAAAATCTGACATTTTTGTTTATATTTGTAGAAGCATAATTAGCAAAATATCCTACAACACCCATTCTGTATGCTTGACTTAAATCACCTATTTTGAATGAGTTACCACTTATTTTTTGAGCAACGCCTGTTGTTGCTCCTGATGTTTGTGATAACAATTCATAATTATAACTTGCTGTTGTAGAGATGCCGTTAATACGCATAAATAAAGCCGAACTGCTATTACCGCGTAATGATGTTCGTAATTGTAAATGTTTGTAACTAGAAGGAATACTGCTAATAGTAATAGTGCTTGCGCCTGATAATGTGGTTGTTGTGATACTGTCAAAATTACCTGGCACAATAGGAGTGACGCTGTTAGAAGCGGCAGAAGCCGTAGAAGTTCCGTTTGCGTTTGTGGCTGTTACTGTGAATGTATAGGCAGTTCCATTTGTTAGACCAGTAACGGTAATTGGGCTTGAAGCACCTGTACCAGTGATAGAGCCAGGGCTTGATGTTGCTGTAAATCCTGTAATTGCAGAACCACCAGTAGCGTTTGCTGTGAATGTGACTGTTGCTTGACCGCTTCCCGCTGTTGCTGTTCCGATTGTTGGTGCTTGTGGAACGGTCGTTGCGGTGATGCTGTTAGAAGCGGCTGAGGCAGGGCCAGTACCGATTGCGTTTGTTGCGGTTACGGTGAATGTGTAGGCCACTCCTGACTGCAGTCCTGTCACGCTGATCGGTGATGATGCGCCTGTGCCTGTGAAGCCGCCAGGGGAGGATGTGACTGTGTATCCGGTGATCGGTGTGCCGCCTGTATAGGTCGGAGCTGTAAAGGTCACATCAGCTCGACCATTATTGAATGGGCGGCCGCTTGGGACATTGGTCGCTGTGCCGATCGTTGGTGCGCCTGGCACATTGCGATCTCCGGATGAGGCTATGACTCCAATGATTGGCATTAGGCAATATCTCCTACTACATACCAAGTGTCTGTGCCGGTCTTAATTAGAGTTGCCGATGAATTCTGTACGCGCAGTTTTGGAGCTGTGGAGGTTGCTCCTGTTGAGGCTACTGTCACTCCGCCTGTGCCTTGAATTGTGATCTGTCCTGATCCTGTTTGAATCACCGTAATCTGTGTTCCTGTCGGGAAGGCTACAGATGAGTTCAATGGAATTGTGATTGTTGCTGCTGTTGCGCCGTTGCTGGCTAAGAGTATGTCGCCTTGATCTGCAAGAGCTAAGGTGTAGGCGTTTGCAGAAAAGGTTGGTGTTGCTAGAGGTTGTCTGATGACCGCATCACTAAATGTGCCGCCGCTTATTGTCGGGCTTGTGCCAAATACAAGTGCGCCTGATCCTGTTTCATCTGTCACCGCAGCTGCAAGGTTTGCCGATGTTGGTGTGCCTAGCCAGGTTGCCACTCCTGATCCAAGTGAGGTTATTCCTGTGCCGCCGTTCGCTACAGGAAGCGTTCCTGTCACTCCTGTTGTCAGCGAGACATTGGTAATTGTGTTATTCGAAGCATTTATTGTTTTGTTTGTTAGCGTTTGGCTGTCGCTTGATCCAACTACATCACCGCTTGGTATTGCTTTTTGCGCTGCTGCACCATCGATGTTGCCAGATGCATTTGAGAGCACGAAACTTGAGGCTGCTACTCCAGATACTGTGTTGTCATCTACGCTAATTGTTTTGTTTGTCAGCGTTTGAGATCCTGTGAGTGTCGCTACTGTTGAGTCGATTGCAAGCGTGACTGTGCCGGATGTGCCGCCTCCGGTCAATCCTGTTCCTGCTGTTACACCTTCAATATCTCCTGTTACTCCGGAGATGTTATAAGCAAGTGAATTCCATGCTGTTGATCCATTACCGATCTTGGCTTTGCCTGTGTCGGTTTCAAATCCTAATTCTCCAGCAGCAAGTGTCGGGTTTGCTGATGTCCATTCGGCTGCTGTTCCTCGGCGGAATTGAACTTGTGTTACGACTGCCATTATGGAGTACCCCCATTGATCGTTTGCGTTGCTGTCGTGGTAGGACTGCCGCCGTTGTATGGAGCTATGCTATCAAAGACACCGGCATCGACCGCAGTCAATGTGGTTGGTGTTGAGACAGCGACCCATTGTGCTCCGTCATAGACCATGAGTCCTGAAGTCGTGTTGTAGTAAAGATCTCCGGCTCTTAGCGATGGCGTATTGATCGCTGTTGCGCTCGCCGGCACATTGGTTGGCGTTAAGGCTAACCGACTCATGCAATGTCACCTACAACCAGCCAATTGTCAGCTGATGTCTGGATCGCTGTTGCTGTCGAGTATTGAGCTCTTAGTGTTGGCTGCGCCGCAGTTGCTCCTGTTGATACAACGGTGACTCCGACTGCGCCTTCAATGGTCACCGTTCCTGTGCCGTGATAGCGAGCAATTGTAATCTGTGCTCCTACCGGTAATGCCACAGATGAGTTGAGTGGGATCGTTACGGTAGTTGAGGTTGCGTTTGCGCAGGTTACTAATTTTCCATCATCGCTTAGTGCCAGGGTGTATGTGCTCCCTGTTTGTGCGTTGGTTGTAATGCTGTTGCGTAGTGTTACTGATCCGGATGATCCTCCGCCGGCTAGTCCTGCTCCTGCTGTTACTGCGGTTATGTCACCGACTGGTAAGTTTGTTGTTACATCCACGCGAGTGTCGGTTATATCGCCGCTATTGATCTGTGTAACTCCTGCACCGACTGCGATTGTTGCTAGTGAAATGCTGTTTGCAGGTGTTGCCGGTGCTGTTGGTGAAGAAGCCGGTGTTCCTGCAACTACTTGAAAGATTACATCATTGAATGCGCCTGAGTAGTAGGCATCTTGAACGGTCACCACTACGCGATCGATGCGTGGGTTGGTTGGATCTGCTGTTGTTACGGTGAGCACTTGGGTTGCATCGTTGTAGGTTGTGTATACGCCCATGTTTGCTTGCGTTGTTCCTACGATCGCTGCCCATCCTGCTGCTACTCGGACTGACATGCCGGCAGGAGAGTTTGGCGTTACGGCTAATGAAGATGATCCGATGATGCCTGTCGTTGCAAACAGGGCTTGCATCGTAAGGCGATCGTTTTCGGCTGGATGCGATCCGTTTTGTAGCCACGAAGGGGGTGTGCGTAGTGTCATATCGCTCCTAGATGTAGGCAGACTGCCATGTTACAACCGCCTGGGTTGTTCCAGCCAGAGTTCCTGTTCCTGTCAAATAATAACTGTTATTGCCTGGGGATGCGGAGAACCATTCTCCACTTATTAGTGTGTTTCGTGCTGGTTGTCCATTGAGTGTGATCAGCTTGTTGTATAGATCTATGACGAAGGCATCGCTCGAGCTTAGTGTCACATTGAAGTTTAGTGCAGCGTTCTGGGTTAAGTTGCCGATTGTCGGGTTTGTGATCGGGCCATTAAGTGTGATTGTTGGATAGGTATCTGTCCAGCCGTTGTTAGTGATCGTAGTTGTGATGGTTGCTGATCCACCGCCGTATGTCAGGTTGTATGTGCGATTGTAGATGCGGCCGGTTGGTGGGCTGTATAGGAGAGTCGCTGTCTGTAGGTTTGAGCTGTAGTAGCGAGGGTCTGGGCAGAAGAAGATCACTTGGCCCACGATGTATCCGTAGGTGTAGTTAGGATCTACGCTCACGCTCATGCCTCTTACGCGAGCGTTGATCACTTGTTCTGTGTCTGCATTTGAGAGTATAAAGTAGAGAGGCGTTGTTCCCGAGGTTTGTGGCAAGAGTGCTCTTTGTAATGTGTTGAAGTTGGCTTGTGCCGATGCTCCTGGAGAGGCTGTCACTTGGAAGGTTATGGTTATGGATCTGCCGCCGAGGAAGTCGCGGCCGGTAAACATGCCGTCTGCGTAGCCTCGGTTGTCATCTTGGTTGCGGATGCCTGGTAGTCCTTCGAGTCCATCGACTGCAAGGATCTGATATGGCGATCCTGCTCCTCCGAACACTTGGTTGTTGAAGGAGAACGAATAATTTTGAATTACTGCTGGCATTACTCCATCACCATTCCATATCTACCGCCGCCGCCTCCGCCTGTTGATATCTTCTTTGTATTCGATGCCATGTATGACGCACCGATTGCTCCGCTTTCTCCTTGTAGTCGAGCTGGAACGCTAGGCACGATCACATTGCCAAATCGGATTCCTGCGATCGTTGCGTTTGTAACCTCTTGTGGATCTACATTGGTTGCAACAAAGTTCTGAGTCAGGTTCGTGGTTGGTGCAGTTGTTGTTGGTGTCGTTGTCGTGCTGGTTGATCCGCCTGGGACTGGGGTGATTGGGGTGTATTTAGGTGCATTGGCTAGAGCTGCGGCTGCTGCCTGGGCTGCTGAGAGCTGTGCGATCAGAGCTGCTACTTCGCCCAGTTTCCGCTTCAGTTCATCGAGCTTCTTTTGGGTGCTCTTATTGATCTCATCAATCGCTTTTTCGTATTGTTTCTGGGCATCTTCGAGTGCCTTTTGTAAGGTCTTTTGCGCCTCTGCTAGCCCCTCATTGAGCCTCTTTTGTGCTTCTTCTCTGGCTTTCGCTAGGGTCTTTTCTGCTTCGGCGAGCGCGGCATCTAGGGTCGCTTGTGCCTCTGCGATTGCTTCGGTCATCTGAGTCATGGCCTCGGTCATGCGAGCATCGCGCTCTGCCTTTGCCTCTACCATCGCTGCTGCGTAGGCGGCGTTTGCATCGGCTAAGGAGTCCTTCATTTCCTGATCCACAACCGCTAGGGAGTTCTTCAGGTCGGTTGCTACATCGTTGTATGCCTCCATGAGCTGCGAGGTGGCGAGTTTGCCGCCCTCGTTCATGGTCTTTGCCAGGGTGTCCAGGCCGGTTTCGGAGATGTTCTCTACTTGTCCGTATAGCAGCTGCAGTTCTTTGGTTGCCTCTGGGGAGGCTGCTTTGAGTGCCTCTGCGATCTTGTTGCCGGCCTCTGGGCCGTTCTTGACCACTTGTTCGATGAAGGTCTGGCTGTAGCCCATGCCAGCAAGGATCGCTGCGTTCTTTTGCAGTTCCTTTGCTTCGGCTAGCTTGTTCTTTAGATCTGTCAAGAGGGCATCGGCTGTCTTGCCTCCGGCCATCGCTTCGCCCAGGTTGAAGGCAGTCTTAGATGCGAATGCTGATCTCAACCGATCCATTGATTGCTGGACAATGCTGGCCTGTTTTTCGGCAGCCTTGACCGCCAGATCGGCTCTCTTTTTGTCTGCCGATTCGCGGATGTCGGTGATCTTGGTCTGTAGGGCCTTCTCTAGATCGGCAACCCTGTCGTTGTATTGCTTTGCGATCTGGATCTGCGCAGCTGCAAAACGCTTCTCTGCCTCTAGTTTTGTTTTGCGGTAGTTCTCCCTGGCATCGGCTCTTTGTTCTTCAGCGCGTTCCTCGGCATCAGCGATCGCTTCTTGGTATCTGGCATTGAGGTCGGCTACTGTCTCGTTGTAGCGTTCCTGTGCCTCTGCCATGCGCTCATTGCGAGTCTCTAGGGCCTCTGCTGCTTTCTCTTGGGCCTCCACGATCGTCTCGTTCATGTCGCGGTAGATATCCTCGACATCCTTCTTGTAATCTTTGAGTTTGGCCAGACGCTTTTCTTCTTCTTTAGCCGCTTTTTCTAGAGCCTTTTGATCTACTTGTTCTGTAACTGTGTCTGTTGTTGCCTTCTTTGTTTGCTTTACATCGGCAGCAGCTTTGGCTTTGGCTTTGCCTACATTGTCTAGGCTCTTGATTAGGTCGTTGGCTTTCTTGGCTGCCTTATCTGCAAAGTCGCTGATTCCATCGAGGCCGGTGTTGAGCATGTCCAGTCCGGACTTTGCAAACTTGCCTACTCCTGGGATCTTGGAAAGTGCGCCGAGGAGTGTCTTGAGTGGGGTCAGCAATAGTTTGGCGATGGCTTCGCCTACTTTGCCCACCATTGGAACGATCGCTGCAAACGCTGAGAGTCCGGCCTTGCCTACGGTGATGATGATGTTGCGGAAGGTTTCGCTGTTTTTCCAGAGCTTAACGATTGCTGCGGAGAGTAGTCCGACTGCGGTAATGATGATCCCGATCGGGTTCGCTTTTTGCACGAGGTTCAAGGCTGTCTGTGCAATCTTCGCTCGGTTTACGGCCAGGGTATAAACGCCCCAGGCTGTTGCTCCTATTGTCAATGCGATCGCAAATGCCTTGATTTCATCTTGGTTGTTTTTAAAGAAGTCGCCTAGTTTTTTCAGCATCGGAATGGCTAGGTTTAGGATCTGTAAAAGAGCTCTGAATGCTGGCATCAGCGCATCGCCTAATGCGACTTTGGCATCCTCCATCTTTGCCTGGAGGGTTTTCATGGTGTTGGCTGTGCCGTCTGCGGTTCGGGCGTAGTCGCCTTGTGCGAGCGCGGTGTCTCTCATGATGATCGCGTAGGCCGCCTGTGCTTTGGCTGCTGGAGTTAGCGCATCTGAGGTGCTCTTGATCAATCCCATTGCGAAGGCTTCGGTCTTTAGGCGTGTGTCTTGTAGGGCTACGCCAAATCTCTTGAGTGGTTCTGTTTCGCCGGATAATCCTGATCGCAAGGCGGTGATGGCTTGATCGATCGATGTGTTGTTGAACGATGCCATGTCTGCCGCGAGCTGCACCAGCGACATCGACATGTCTTGTGCTTGTCCTTGTCCTAGTCCGAAGGCTTGGAATAGGTTGCCGTATGTACCGGCTGCCTCGAGTGCTGCCTGGTTGCTGATACCCAGGTTCTCTGCTGCCTTCTTTCCAAATTCTTCTACTTCGGCTGCGCCTTCTCCGAACACCACTCGTACTTTGGATAGCGACTCTGCCATGTTGGTTGCAGCCATGACCGACTGTTTGGCGAATTGAGCGATCTGCTGTCCTGCGAATGCGACTCCAAGTGTGCCGGCTACATTCTTTAGTGTGCCGACCATTTTCTTCATGCCGCCATCGGCTACTTTGACGCTGTCATCTACGCCCTTGATTGCTGCTTCAGCTTGAGCTAATCCTGCTTTGAGTTGCGCTACATCGGCTTGGATCTGTACCAGGATTGGAGGAATTGTTGTCACTTTATCCCCTCAGTCTCGTAGCCAACGCCGTTACAAATACCCTGCTGAGAGTTCCATTGCGTTGAAGATCTCTAGCTGCTGGGCCTAAGTATGGATATCTTACGCCAGCCGGCCAGCCTTTGTTTCGTTTATTCGGGCCTAATCCCATTTCGACTGCTCGGGCATATACCATCGTTGCACTTACTGTGACTGCGTACTTGCCTTCGAATCCTTTTTGCACAGCAGATGTCGTGATGCTCCTGCGCAGGTTACCGGTTTGCACATTCGGGCCTGGTCTGCCGGTTGCATTTTTCTTTGCTTGTCTTTCGACTGCGAGACCGGCTTGTGCAGTTGCGTATTGCACAGCGCGACCGATCTCATCTTCGGTTTTATCAAATCCAGCCAGCACATCTTCGATGTTTGTTATCTTGATGCGAGCTGCCATGATCTAACCACTTCCTTTGGCTTTCACTTCATCTACGATTGCTGCGATCGCCCAGAGCCAATCCGCCGTATTAGCCGGTAGATCATCTACCTGATCCGGTGTCCATCCAAAGCGATCGGCCGCTATGAAGTAGACCCATTGATCATCGGGGTAGTCGAAGGCTTCGTGCCTCTCTCCACCCTCGATTAGCCATTTCAGCCGTTCGAGTCGGCGGTAGTCGCTTTTGGGTTTTTCTCGTTCTCATCTGTCTTAGCAAGTGATGGGAACAAGACTTCTTGTGCCTCTTTTGTTTGTTCTACGAGTGCATCGTAATCTGCCATGTCTAGTTCATCGAGGTTCTCTACTTTGATTGCTGGAATCAGCAAGTCAAACGACCATTCTTCTACCAGCATTGCGATCAGCGAATCAGATAATGCCATCGCTTTTGTTAGATCTCCGCCCTCTACTTCAGATGCTTTGAGGACTCGTTTACGATCTTTTACTTTTAGTGTTTTTGGATCTTTGATTTTTGCTGTTGCTCCGGATGGGAGTGTGATTACTTTAGACATTTTGCCTCCTGTTGGTTTTGCCTTCTCACATCATAACTGATAGGGAACAGGGGCGTGGGATAACGGGGAAGGCATTCCGTTATCGACCAAACCGCCCCTGTTCTGGGATCTGTTAGGCGTATGTGCCTGATGCTTTTGCGTTCTTTAGCACCCACTTGATTGGTGCAAAGCCGCCGGATGTTCCTGCATCAGTTGTGTTGCCCTGGCCGTTGATGTCGACTGTGACTTGGACATAGTCCTCGCCGCGCTCGATCACAGCAGCTGTGTATGCGCCCTTTGTGATGGTCGCTTGGATCTGAACCTCGTTTGCTCCTGTGCCATAGTTCCAGTTCAGCACGATCGCTGGCTGGGTGTTGTTCAGGTAGCGTGTTAGTTCGGTGTCATTCTCCATGATGAAGGTGATCTTGCCTGTCACTTCGAGTGGGCCGAGGAACACTTGGAATGGGTTCTGTGTGC